CCTCTCTCTACGTTTGTTCTACCCTTTTGCTCAATAACATCCCCCACTTTAGCAAAAAGTAGAGTGGGGAAAATTAGAAATACTAAAAGACTAGTCTGTCTGAGATATGTCCACATCAAAGCTATCACCCACTATAGTCATATCGACTACGTTATCGTTGATTCCACTTTGTACGATGTCTACTGTTCCACCGCCACCTGTGATTCCAAGGTTAATCGTGTGTCCATCTGTATCACCATCACCAGTTTGTGTTGTTGTGATAGCATTACCCTCATTTGAGCCAGTACTTGTTGTTGCAGTTGATAATGAGTTATTCATAACAACAGTTAATGCTGCAGATTTACCGTTGATAGTAGACGCAATAATACTGTTGTCTCCTGTCGTAGTAAAGTTAACCACAGTACCATCCGAATCAGCTGATTCACCGATATCAAATGTGTATGCGTTGGTATCTCCTGTAGTTGTGATATTTAATACTACATTATCACAATTCCCTGCCGCTGATGAACTACAATCTAAGTCTACAGTGTTGCCTGAACCAGTAAATGCCCAAGTACCTGTGTAAGTTGCTCCTTTGATTGTTGCAACAATAGCGTTATTACTTCCTGTTTGTGTGATATCAAAATTCATATCATCACCATTAATCACTGCATCTGTAGTACTTGTGCCGATTTTATTATCAGTACCATCCTGTGTTATATCCAAATCGAGCGTATCACCAGCTTGTGTGATATAGATATCATTCGCTTGTACTACGCCGACAGATGCCATAACAAAAATAAAAGAACTTATTATTATTTTTTTCATACGTTCTAACGATTCGTTTATTAAACTTAATCGTCCTCTTTGGTTATGTAAAGGTCTTGTTCAAAGTCCCACAATCCCTTTTCTTCTCCTTTGTAAATCATATCAATAATCGCTTGATCGATAGCAGTCTTAACTGCCACAGATGTTGGTTCGTTTGCCGCAGCGCCCGCCTCAAATTCAAATGCTCGTGTTCCCATTTCAAAGAACCTAAACACATTGAAGTCATCTTTCACACTAGCAATTGTTTTAGTAACATTTGTAGTTAACAAAACTTTACCAGAATTTACTGAAACAAGTCTCATTGAAACCGTTACTTGGTCAGTTCTATATGATGTATCTCCACCGACACCAAAGTAACGTAATCCTGTACCACCACTTATAATGTTAGTATCATATCCAATAATCCCACCTTCCAAAATTAAACCTGCTAGTTTTAAAGGTTTTAGTTCTGGTTTGTTTTCACCCTTTTCATATTGTTCGTATGTGGATTTCGCTAACTGTCTTTCTTTAACTAAGTTGTTGAGTCCACCTCTTTCTATTACTGTAAACCAATCCCCATTAGCTGCACATTGTAATGCATCAATAACCCATGAATCTGCACCTTGTGTTACCGCTGTAGATAACTGGGAAAATCTTTGACTTGGTTTTCTTTGTCCTGTTAAATCTTTAAACTCATAAACTGCAATCGTCATAGGTGGAGCATCTAATAATGGCAAGTTCTCCAAATTATGTTGTGTACTAGCAACAAAGTCTTTTGGGGGTTTAACATCTAAATTTTGTTCAACCGTTGTTGCACATCCACCAAGAAAACATGTTAATACTAAAAACAGTAATGCTTGTTCCATACTTAAAATCCAAATCCATCTAAAGGAACAGTTATTTCCGTAAATGTTCCATCTTCTTCAGTTATCTGTACTGTGATTGTATTCGCAGTTACATCTTTTACCCAATAGATAGTTGCACCCTCTAACTCAGCAGTACCAGTAAGAGCGCCACCATCCTCAAACATACCATCAACAAGATTCTTGGATATTTGAGCATAGATACGAGACTCTACGTTATTAATAAACTTATTGATTGTCTCGTTTTCTTCTTCACGTTCTATTCGTCTTGCCTCTGCTTCTGCATCTGTTCTAAGTTTTTCTTTACGTTGATACTGAAGTTGTTCTATTGATAAAAAGTGTTGCGACTGTCCAACACCATTAAACGATGGACTCCCAAACGTATGTACTAAATCTTCTGCCTGACTAAGAGTCGGGCTTATCAGAATTATTCCTACCAACAGGTTTCTGCATAAAGTGTTCGCTGCTACTACCATATTTTTTCACTATCTCCTCAAGGTCACCATCTAATGGTTTTCCTGTTTTTTCGTAATGTTCTAATAACATTGCAAGTTTTGTATTTAATCTTATCATATCATTATCTAACATTCTCACCCTGTCTACCAATGCAATAAGCGTACCTTGTGCTTGTGCGATTACAGGGTCAATAGTCTTTGTTACCCACTGCCATATAAAATATATGAAGTAAGCCATTCCACATGCGGCTATTAAGGGAAACCCATACTGACTAATTACGTTCGCTAATTCTTCCAAGCATCTTCCCCCTCAATCACGCCTTGCGTCATCTTTACCTTCATTTGCAGCAATCCTATCAATATTAGGTTTTACTCCAAATGCATAACTCATCAATGCGTCTATCTTAACCAAATCATTATTCATAGTTTGAACACGATTATCTAATGCACCAATGATATTTTTAAGGGTTGTTACACTTGACGTAACACCATCAAGTATGAAACCAATTGTGAGAAAGACAAAGTATCCAGCTGCCAATGCTCCCGCTATTGGGGCTCCTACCTCACCAATGAATTGAAACACATCCATATATATTCTCTCTCTAATTACTAGTTACTAAAATTACCCTATCTAATATTCTCTCTAGTCTATTTATACAGCATAACTATCGTTCTATAATCCAAAACTCCTTGGGAGAAGTAAATGTCTCTTCCCATTGCAAATTTGTCACCCTGTACTCCCAAAAGATATGATTAACATATCCCACACATAAAGCTATAATTATACCACAAATCAGAAAATATATCTTCTCTGTTTTGGTAAAAAAGTGGTCATCGTTCCAATTATCCATTATACTCTCCTCTGTATATATTTAGGAATTGTCAGTGTTTTGACGGCAATGGATATTTGACACATAAAAAAAGGGTCAACACCGAAGTGTTAACCCTTTCCCCAATCCGAAGATTGTGTCTCTAGTTTCTGGTTCTTTCAGTGTGAATCCAATTCAACCACTAAGGAATTCTGTTGCCCAGCAGACCTTATCCCACGTTACTCGTTTGCTAACTTCTCAAAGTACGACATTGCATCGTCATCATCGTCATTAGTGGCAGAGAATGGCGCTGTTTGTGGTTCTGGTGTTGGAGTCGAAACTGGTGGAGTAAAATCCACAGTATCTTCTTCAACCATTGCAGCTGCAGTTTTAGCAGTTGAAACTGTTCCAGACAAAACAGCATCTAGTCTTGCCTTCAACTCATCATATGATTTGAAGTTAGATTGAGCCGTGAAATCAGCGAGTGAATGAGTTTTGCCATAGATTGACTCTAGTTCCTCATCCGTTGGTTTCAATTGTACAGGGTTATCAAACTCTGACTTATCATAGTTCCAATATCCGTCAACCTTACGAATCTTCAGTTTGAAGTTTGCACCTTCCCATAAATCAAATGGGTTAATTGGTGTTTCATCTGCAAATTCTGGTTGCATTGCTTCCATGATTTTGTCATAGATTTTCTTACCATATCTATACAACATCACCTTACCATTGTTTTCTGGATTCATTGTATCCTCAACAACGTAGATATTTGAGTAGTATTGCAATTTACGTTTCTGTTTCCTTGCAATCTCTTTATCTGACTCTACACCAGAGTTCCACAAGGCAGAGTTAAACTCTGACACAGGGTCGTTCTGATTCATAGTAGTCAAAGAGTTCTCAATGTACCACTGTCCAGTTGGGCCTTGGAATGCGTGATTCCATAAACGTACCCAAGGAAGTTCTTCACCAGCAGGAGCAGGCAAGAAACGAATTACGGCATAACCGTTACCCGATTTGTCTACAACTGGTTTCCACAGACGTTCATCAACGTATGATTTCTTTTCCGTGTTAGGCTTATCATCCTTTTGGACTTGTTGAAGTAATTTATCCAGACTGTTCTGGTTTCTTAGTGCTGAAATTGACATATTTTTTTCTCCGTATGTTTATCGTATGTTAAAGTATTTCACGTTATTCATTATGTAACATTATATATAATACATTAATAATGGCCTAAAGTCAATAGATTTTTCAAACTATAATGACTTTATTAATGGAAAGATTTTAGCAATCTCTAATGCACATTTCTGTGCAACTTCCATATGTTCCTTTTGCGTTCCGTTCTCAGAACGTAACTCAATATAATGTACCCATGAACGTAATGTACCGTTCATGTAAAGTCGTGTCTTAGTCAAACCTTCTGGTAAGACAGCACGTGCTTGTTCTTTTGCAATACCATTGTCAATTGCCCATTGGTATGCTTGTTTTGCTTGATTGATAACACCATGTTGTCTGCGTTGCCAATCTGTAATTAATTCTTGCATCTTAACACTCTCTTGAATAGATGGGTCATTCTCAATTTCAATTGAGTTCTGTCTATTCTTAGTGTCCTGTAAACGACATTCTCGTATCGTAAATGCGTCACCCATTGCAGATGGTTCTGCATATCGCTGACTAAACTCTTGAAATGCGAAACTACGATGACGCACAATTTGGTGTGCAATGTCACGAGTAGTATCAATCTCTATGCAAGCAGATGCCATTTCGAGAGGCGACCAGTGTTTGTGTTTAACGAGGTACTTGATAAGTTTTTCACTCGTTTCGTGACTTGCTTGGTTGGCCGGATTGGAGACACGGGCGCAATACGCAATAAGTTCTTGGATATCTTCACCGACATACAATTCTCCTTTTGGTGGTTGCGAGTAACTAATTAGTCTGGTATTTGTAACCATATTCTGTATTCCTTGTGATTCAGTCACCATAATCATCTTTCGCCTTTTTAATACATTCAAAATCCCAACCTACTTGGTTGAGTACTAATGGGAAGTTATAAACTACTTCTTTAATCTTGCCATTTACTATCGTTTCAATTTTCCATTTAGTGTGTGACAGTCTTGTTGTTTTCATAACATCTCCATAATAATTAAGCAGTTTATTATCTTACTTAGGATATTGTCCTAGTTACCTTTTTGACGGTAACGTGGACGATAGTTAGTATTGGGTTGGTTGGACAATTCGTTCAACCGTTTGGTAACTTCGCTATCACGCTTTTGCAATTCTGCGTTGTCACCCTCCAACACTTTCACTCTTGAGATTGCTTCTTGCAATTTTGCACGAAAGAAATCTCGTTCTCGAATGATTTCGTCTGACATTAGAAAGTCTCCTTTATCAGCTTGAGTAGTTGCGATTTACATTTCTTCCTATCATAAGAAAGAAACACTCCATACTTGACGATTAAACGTCTTGCATCTGGCCAAATTAAATCATGTTTCATATCCTCATCATGCTGTTTGACATATGACAGTAATCCTTCAAGAATTACCATCGTTTCTAATCGTATCCTCTTTGCGAGGAAGTTCTTTAATAATACACTATGTTGTCCATTATAGCAAGAGAAAATTGAATTAAAATTGTCTACTTGCAAACATAATAGTGACATATCATTTAAAAAGTTATATGACAAAGATTGTTTAGTTTTGCTCCACTCCATATAGTTCTCCTCATTAAAGTCACCTATGTATCCTTTTGGTGATTTAGAGAAGTTCGCAATGAAGTAATCTAAAGTCTTATCGTCATATTTTCTTGCTGTCTTGGCAAAAAAGTTTCTGTCCCTTCTTTTTAAGAAAGATGCTTTGGTTGCTGATGTTTTACCACTATACTTTTTGTAGTCGTAATCTGTAGTAAAGTGTAGTTTCAGACCAATGTACATCCGATAGCAATCCCACGCTTCCATTAGAAATATCCTATATTGGTAGGGTTGCTACTCGTGGCAAGAAATTTAGTTTCCTTGCATCTGCTTCTATTTTTTCCTTGAGTGGTTTGGAGATTAAGGGTGCGACTGCATCCGGCTCCATTGAGTGTTTCTCACAATAGTCTAATATTGCATCCATATATGTTGTTTGTCCTAATCCAGCATTAACCATCTTTTCTATCATCAATGCAAACTTCTTAGGTGTCATCACTGCAAGTTCTTCCAAATTGTTTTTCATAACAAATCTCCTATTGAGAGTTAAACTTGGGAGAGAGCAGAAAGGATACCCTCTCCCAAATCTTATAAAGCAGAGCCAGTGTATAAGTACTGGGTGCAACGAACAGACTTACCATATGGTCTGCATGGATGTATTAAGGCATCACCCTTTGCGTAGAAGTTTTAAATACATCAAAACTTTTTGTCTACGTCTATGTTCATCTTGTGCTTTACGGAAACACCACACTTGATACATAGTCATAACACTCTCCCCTTTAAGGTTAAGTGCGTTCCTTCGCATAAATGCTACTTCCGTCCCACAAGGGATGAACGTATAAGGTGAGGATGTTTCTGTTTACAAGTACACCCTCAAAACTCAGTACGATTAGGCAGCTAGTGCGTAATCTACAGGATTATAATTGTCATTTGCAATTATCGTTTTTGACCATTTTCGGAGTCACCCGACAGTTCTAAACTTTCCTATTCCTACTAGTCGATCCTAGTTCGCCCCCATCATAATTACTTACAAAGGTCTTCATACTTTGTAGTATGCAAACGATGTTTACTCATATCACCCGAAAGGTATTTCGGTATCTTTGCATCTGCCTTACGTTGGCGTTCTGCAAAGTAGTCTTTTGTTATAACAACAAATTTCAGATTAAGTAACCATTGTCTCATGCACTTCTCCTAAGTAATTATGGTGGAGGCGTTGGGTACTGCCCCCAAGTCCTATATAGTTTTCGGTCTGCATCAAGCAAACTGTATTATATTTATACCACACAAGCATTTGATTGTCAATAGGCAAATTCATATTGATTCATGTTGCTCTAACAATCTTACTAAACCAGTTCCTTTTCCAAGAATACACCCTATCTCATTCCCAGCAGGAAATTCTATTAATGTCCAAGTTTGATTTTTCTCATTGGTTGCAATAATAAACTTAGTAGTTGTCTTTTCTCCATTTTCAGTTATTGCTTGTCCTTCAAAAACCACTGAAGGTTGCTCCCCATAAATTCTGGAGCTGTCTACAATATCCTGTAAAGTTCCACACTGAACTGGCTTGGTTGCCCAATAAGGTTCTGCGACTGCAACTGTTGTATTAAACAGTAGCGCTGGTAGTATTGATAACATTACTTTCTTCATTTTCTTTTAACCACTCTTCTGTAAATAGGTCGATTGTTTCAACCAAATCTTGAAGATAGTCTTTTTTATCCTTCACAAATTCTTGGACAAGTCCATCTTCTGTTACAACAAGGATAACAATCTGATTGATTTCAATCCCTGTTCTTTCTTCAAACATCTCTGCATAAGCAGATGCTTGCATATAATACTCAAAGTTATAATCGTCCTTACGTTCTGAACGTGAAGTCTTAAAGTCAATGATAGATGGAACACCATCCCATTCAGCAATACAGTCTACACGACCCGCAAGTCGATACTTCTCACTCCATAATCCTGCCTCTTGAGCATAGATATTGTTTACCTTTGCTTTCAGAGTTGGTTGTAGTTGTGAGAACAAACACCAAGGTAAGAATGCAAAATCTTCTTTTAATACATTCTTGTTATTTAAAAAGTCCTCTACCATTGAGTGAACAGCAGTCCCACGAGCAGCTGCAGTTCTCATAATATGATTTGCAACATCGTTTCCTACACGTTCACGCCATTTCGCAAGTCCTATCTTCTTTTCTTTCCTAACACCCAACACCGTTGTGATAGATGGATAGAAACCTGTTGGCGTATTATAGAATCGCTTACGGTTGATATTTTTTGTTGATACCTCTGGGATATCTACTGGTTTATGTACAAACATATTTTCCTCATTATTTAATATTCTAGTGTACAGTATACACCATCGTCACCTTATTGTCAATAGATTTATTCTACACCAAGCCTAATTTTATTGATAAGATATTCNTTNACAAAACCAGAACGTACAATGTCACCAATAGTAAATTCNATATTATCGAACTGTTNCATNGCATCTAGGATTTTCATAAAGTTTACCATTCCCTGTTTATCGCTTGACTTCATCAANTCTGTCTGGAAGAAATCTCCACAGAAAATAATCTTAGAGTCNTGTCCAACACGAGTAATGATTGTATCTAGTTCGTGGAAGGTCAAGTTCTGACACTCATCCACAATGATAACTGCNTTGTCTAAAGTAATACCACGCAAAAATGATGTAGTTANAAACATTAGAGAACCTTGNTTNTTNANTCTNTCNTANAGANTTNNAAACTCTCNTTCGCCNGGCATCTCAAACATAAACTTAACCATATTCTGATAAGGGACTTGAAACAGTGCTGTCTTATCTTCCTCATCGCCTGGCAAGAAACCAATCTCACGAGTAGGAACTGCACTTCGTACCATGTACACCGTATCGTATGGTGTCTCATTTCTTAGTACATCTTGTAGTCCATTGTATAAAGATACAAACGTCTTACCTGTTCCAGCTGCACCATATAAGAATAAGTTTTTACCATTCTTGTATGAAGCAAATGCTTTCTTTTGATTTTCAGTTAATGGTTTTATGTTAACCATTTGGTCAATTCTAATGTCTTTTGCTTTAGCCATTAATTACTTCTCCATTTCGCACGATGTTTAGCCAACACCGTATTTGTTTTAATATCTTTTGCCGATTGTTTACCGTACCTTTGTCCCAACTCACTAGCTGGATGTGCTTCTGCAGCTTTAGATAAAACCTCACCCCAACCAGCATCGTTCTTAATCCTATCACCAGTTCCACCAGTAATCGAAAACATTGATGGCATCTGTTTGATGTGTGGGTTTTTTTCTAAGAGTTCTTCTCTTTTTGAATTAGACAAGTAATCTTCAAACTCTTCACCTGTCTCAGTATTTCTAAATGTAAATGTTGGCATTATGTACTCTTTTTAATAAAATTGTTTTGGACTTCTCTCTGTTTGTCCATGATTTTCCATTCTCGTTCTTCTTCTTCAGACATCACACCTATACTAGTATTACTGGGTTTGGATTTCCAATACTCTGATTTGTCCATTGCAATAGTAAGACACTCTGATTGGATTAGGTCTATCAAATGATTGATAGTACCAATGTCCTGTTTAACTGGGCCATACTTTGCATTCTTCAATCTATCAGACGTTTGCTTTAAACCATCAATCTTATTGCATAGGTCGCTTATCTTATGTAGCACTATTTATCTCCATCCAGTAAGGCACAGTACGGTTCTTCCAATTGTGTAAATGCGTCTTATACTTTATATAGTAGTCTCGATATGCCGTGATTGAACTTTTGTTCTTTACATCATCGGGCATTGCCTGAGTGGGTTCTGTGAATACACCCTCTTCCATGTTTTCTGGTGGACTGAATAATGCATACTTTAGTTTACTGTAACTAAGATGTGGTACATCCTTGTCATACCTATACATGAATTCTGTGTTTAGTTCTGTCCACATTTCATACAACCATCTGTAATTTTTCTTAGACTGTCGTACCCAGATTGCACTAGGATGATTGACATGGCAAGACTTGTACAGAGTATGGTCTAGTTCTGGTTCTGGATGGTCATAAGTTTTTAGTAAACGATTTGCTTTACTCAAACGCCTGACTTCCTTACCATCACATACACGATGTGCAGTAGACATAAGTTGTGCATACTCAACAATCATTTTACTTGCATGACTATCACAGTGCATCATTGCACTTTCTTTTGCATCTTTATCTAGATAAAATATATTCATTTTTTCTCCCATCTGTAAAAGATATGGTCTTCAATCTCCACAGTCTTAGTTTTAGTCTTTGCCCATGAAGGCGACACATAATCAGCATGATAGTGTGTTGCACCATCTGTGATATCTAATAAGGATAGTCTACCAGAAACAAGCCCAGTTGTAAAGAGATAAATTTCATTATATGTATCTTTATCAGCAGGAACATCTGACTTACCATCACAGAACCAACTGAATTGGCACTTATGTCTGATAGGAATCATTTCACCAGTTCCCTTCCAACTTGGTCGAGATGGGCCTTGTTTCACTACACCACAAATTGTGTCGGGATATCTTGAATCCTTTACACGATTGAGTGTTACTGACATCACTGCCATCTGTCCAGCGAGTGGTTGATTCCTTGCTTCATAATACACATTTTGTGTAAGACAAACTGCCTCTTGATTTAAGTATTCATTAATCACCAGTTTATCATCCATCTCAACTGGTGTTACACTTACCAGTAGACTTATTAAAAATTCATTAATTGACATCACATACCGTCCCAGCGTTGTGCCATGTTGCCTTACATCTAGGTTGACTAGGATTAAGGAATGGCACTGGTTTCGGGTCAAACAATTGACCCCACAAATTACCGTAATAAATCACTTGTACTTTATCTGTAGTATTATCTATAATGATTGGGTTATCATTTGGGTCTGTTGTTTCAATAACATAACCATCAACCGATAAGGTTGTTCCTTGGATAACATCATTACCATAAACAGTTGTACATCCAACCGAACAGAATAGCACAAGTGGTAGAAGTAGTTTATTCATTAATTACCAACCCAACTGTTAAACTCAAAGTGTCCACCATGAGTTTCCTCAGTCTGGTCAATAACATCTTTTGCATAACTCCCAAAAGAATAACCAAACTTGTCGATTGCTTTCTGGATAATATTTTTTGGTGTATCCGTCATTTCACCTTTTTCGGTGTAGAAGTCATAAACAAAATCTTCTACATCCATCATTAAACTTTTCACTGCACTCATAATTAAACTTCCTCTCCATCTATTGTTTTAAATCCACAACCAGCAACCACATATTTTTGATTACCGATTAACATTTGGTCATTAACTGAAGTAGAACGTAACCCATATGTCACCCCCTCATAAACAGGAAGGTCTGCCATAACAGTAACATTCTTATTGTAATCACCATTATTAATTGTCTCACCATTATCACCAGTAAGGATTTCACCTTTACTCCATGAACCAGCAAGATTGTTAGTCCACCTGTAACAGTACTCTAAAGTCTCAATCACAGTTGGAAATTCTGGTACATCCACAAACGCAACTGTCTGTGGAGCATCTTCAAATGCAGTATGTATTACAGCAACTTTATTCATTACGCTGCCTCCAACATTGAAAATGGAACATTGTAACCAGACACAGCACCAGAGATAGGGTTAGTCACCATATCAACAATCGCTCTTGTCTTGTTAATTTTTCTGATAGTGCCTGGAGTCTTTTTTGTTTTCTGAACAACATAAACTCTTTGGCCAACTTCTAAACCAGTTTTATTTTTCATCACTTTGAGGTCAGAACAAAACTTCTGTAGTTCTGTCAATTCACCAACTGTCATACCCATTAGGGTTTTTTGCATTTCATTACTAATCATAATATTTCCTCTTTCTCATTATCAACATAGCTATTGTATCAAGCATTAAGCAAGATGTCAAGGCTTATTTTATAAAATATCTGCATCCCACACAAGTTGTGCATATTTGTCTTGCAGACGGTAAGCTTCCTTTTCCCAAGGAAGGTCATAGTAACTAGTACCCTCTACGATAGAACACTTCTTCCACTGTTTACCAGCGGCGTCCATTTCCTTCCTAGCGTACTGTTTAATGTGTATCATCTCGTGAACCACAGTAGTTACTAATTCTTTTAAAGTTAATCCTTTTTGGACTTCTATAATAAATTCTCTGTTAGTATCTTGCATATCGCAATAACCAATTGCAGAGCCTGGAATGTTTTTAATTTCAACTTCGATATCTAAGGTTCTCATTCTAGGCATTAAATATCCCATCATAAAAGATACACACTGTTCTGCAACGTGTCTCTCATGTTTAATTCCACCCTTAACTGATACCATATTTGTCATAAAAATCCTTCTTTCTCATTAACTATACCTATATTATACATGTTATTAAAACAAATGTCAAGGCATTTCTTCATTATTTTAGGCTAAAAAAAACCCTTGAAAATCAAGGGTTTAGGGTAATGGATGAGGATTCTGAGAGAGAAAGTCGAGAGAGAGGTGAATCCCCATCCATTGTTCTTATATAATACCATAGAGGTATCTTATTGTCAACACATTTTCAAAGCTTCTGCTGTAGTTTCTGTAACTCTACGAGTCCATCCCTTACCAAAAGTTTCGAATGTTTTGAGTTTTTCATAGTATGATTGACGTGCTTCTTGAAAATTCTTGATAGATGTTTCAAGACCATGTTCGTCAATATACTCACCAAGTTTCCTTAGTGTATTGGGCCCAATGCCACCATCGGCAACAGTCCCAATCATTGTTTGCAAATACTTTGCAGAACGTCCTGTACCAGCGTTTACTCCAAAATCGAATACGCAGAGGTCAAGCCCATTTGGGATATCATCGCATTTAAGACGACCCCAATAATTCTTTTCATAGATTGGTGCAACATCAGAGACTTCTAAATCCCTCATTTCTTTCGTTCCACCCCATTCTTCATAAACTCGTTTCGTAACGCCAAGATTAGTCTCACCGCCTGGGTCTTTTGGATGGTTAACATAACCACCTTCGTGGTGGAGAATCATCTCCAAACAATGTTGGTAATTATTTTGCATTTTATGTTTCGCTCCTTGCAAATTGGTCGTTCCAATTGAACGCTTCTTTAACGACTGCGGCAGACAATCCTTTAAACGATTGGTGTAGAGTTTTGTCCTTTGCAGAAATGATGACATCAGCCTCATCTGTATGTAGTCCTTCTAAGAGTTGGATGAATAAATTTTCACGTTTAAATCCAACAAGTTTCTCATCACCACCTTTAATAAAACGATAGAGTTTCTTATACTCTCTTCGTAGTACAGTATGTTCTGTACCTTCAGCCGCCTCGTTCGCTTTAAAGGGAACTTCTCCCTTTGGAATCACCCATTCAATATTAGGATCAAATGAGGATTTAATGATTGCTCTTAAGGCATCGCAATCATATTTCTGCAAGATTTCAACCTTCTTGGTTTTAGTCTTTGCGTTATTTACTTTCTTTAATACCTCAGAAAGTAGAGGTGTATAGGTATCTTGAACCATATTAAAAGTCTCCAATGTCGTTCATAAGATTTTTCAATCTTTTGTTAATAAAGTAATTTAGAAGTTTAGTCCTGTCACCGTGTTCAGCATTCTGGTAATCTTCCAAAATAGTCGCCTTCAAGTCACTAGGAATACATTCCAAATCAATTAGTGTTTTATTCCGTTGATAGTTACGCATCATCTCTTCAGTACAATAGTCTGAAGGATTCAAATCAATCCATGTCTCTATTTTCTTTTTAGATAGTGGTTTCTGTCTTATCTCATCAACGAAAGTGTTATCTGGGGATAAGAAGTTTGGTACACCATCACTCCTATCACCTTTAAGCACATGTTCTCTAATATATATGTCTGGGTCAATTCCCTGTACAAACTTTTTCAATGTTGGTGAATATTGTTTAACATTGTTATATTTGTGCAACTGTATGAAATCCTTGTCACCCGACAATATAAGGATATGCTCAAACTCACTGGGAGTTTCAGCAACGTGCTGTACTATTGATGCAATGACATCATCTGCCTCTGCACCTTCTGTTTCAATAACTTTGTATGGAAAGATTTCTTTAATGTCATCTCTGAGATTATTCAGAGTTGTAAAGATTGTATCCCAATCAAGTCCAGAGTTTGCCCTGTCTTTCTTACGATTAGATTTGTAGTTGGGGAAGTAATCTCTTCTCCAATACTTTTTACTATCATAACAAAGTACAAGTTCACCGAATGCCTCATGGAATCGACTACGATAACCTCGTAGTGAATTCAAAACCATGTGACGAACCATGTCCTCATCTAAGTCATTGTCTCGTTTAGAACCTAGTTGCATCATCAGATTGCTGATGGTGACTTGGTTCATGTCAACTAATATCATAATTTTCTCACTTCAAATTGTATATATTATATAGTACACTAAAAAGACCCTAAAGTCAATAGATTTATGGAGCGGGCAAAGAGAATCGAACTCTTGTCATCAGATTGGAAATCTGAGGTAATACCATTATACGATGCCCGCACTATTCTTCTTCCTCACCATCTTGAACAAGAACATCTCTCAGTTCACGGCAATCTAAGTAACT